GCATACGCTTGACCGTAGACGGGCGCATGGTGATTCGGTGCGTAATCCGGCTTGCATTGGACAGATCGGTGGCCGAGTCATTGACGATCAGGTCGTCAGCATCAACCGTCTCCGAGACGGGCCGGTTCCGCAAGGGGCAATAGTAGACCTTCTTGAACGACGTCCCGCCGAACCCCAGCATCAGAAGCATACGGTCCGTGTCAGGATAGTATTCCGTCGCCGTCGATGTCAGATAGTGATTGAGGTCAGTTTCCAGCGCGTCTGCAATCTGGTCTTCCTGCAGGGTCGCGTTGTTGTCATCATTGCGGATCTTCACCGGCCCATCGGTCGGCAGCAGTTCAGAGCGCGCATTGGCTTGAAACCGCAGTACAGCCTCCAGCAGCAATGGATGTCGTACCCGCGACATGCCTTCCACTGGCGCTCCATCCGTCGCGCCCTGCAAACCGGGGATTTCAATCTTCAGCCCCAGCAGTTTCACACCCATTGCACGGGCTTCAATCCAATCCTTGCGGGACATGATGTCTTCTTCGATCCCGCTGATCAAATCACCGGAGATCCGCGACAGTTCATCTTGGGGGATTTCATCCACCAGATTGTCGAACCACCCGCCGTGATCGGTGCGTTCAGCCTTGTCCAGCGGATTGCCATCAAGCGAAATGGTGATCGAGCCATCGTCATGCTCAATCGAAATCGTATCGCCATTTCCATCCAGCACGGGCTTGTCGCCAGACTCGTCAGCGAAGTCGATATGAATCGGCTCATCATGGGCCACAGACTGCACTGGACCGGGCTGACGAATGTTCATGGGGGCAAGGCCCGGTGCAGTAGCCATTAGTCTTCCTTCATGTCGTACAGCGCTTCCATTTCTTCCATGAAAAGCTCCATACCTTTTTGGGCGGCGTTATCTTCTGACGTCGCTTTTACGGTATAAGTGCGCTCATGGTCAAATGGTTCCAGCCCGCCCCATACGCGGACTTCATACTGCATCCCGCCAAGATCATCAACGGTACAGGCTGTCAGGATTCGTGGGGTAAGCATCACTTCCTTTCCGCGCTCAATTTTTCTCGCAGGACATATCCTTCCAGCTTCCAAAGCTGGCGGATGGCATTTTCATAAGCAAACTTGTTGCCAAGATTGGCATCGTAGTTCGCTGCACTAGCCGGGGCACTCTCGCCCACTACATAAAAACCGTTTTCCATCTCAAGGACGCAGATTGTCAGCAGGTTGTGGCGGTAGTATGTTTCGCTGACGATCTTCGCCGTCATGCTTTCCAGCGTGACACGCGGTGCCGTCGCGTTGGCCGCGCTTTCTGCTTCAGAGATCATCAGGGAGTCGGTGCTGGTCATCTTTTTTCCTTTACACAGGGTACAAGGGCGTTTCTTGCTTGTTGGGGTACGTCTTCATGCCTTCAATTTCTTGGATGCGTTCGGCGGATCTGGTCAGCAGGCCAATATCTCGCAGGTGCCTGATCGACATAGACACAGTATCCACCAAGTCGTCATGGCGGCCCTTTGGAAACTGACCGACTTGCGTGATCACTTCTTCGGTCCACTTCTTGTCCGGGGCGTAGATCATCCCTTCCGAGAACAAGTGCTGCACCGAATACAGCCGCGCCATTTTGTCAAGACTTTTCGGATCCGACAACTGCACAGCAAACCCTTCATTGCCGTACAGCCTCCGCATTTCCTGCGCCACAGAGATCCCGCTGGCCTTGTTTTCAATCAGCAACTTGTCAACCTTCAGCGCCTTGCAGGTCTTGGCAACCTTCTCCACCAGATCATGGAACTCCAGCCGCTCGGTCCATGCGTGCATCATCATGACCTTCGGCGCTGACTCATTGTACGCCCGGTCAATATACTGCGGTCGCCCATCCGCCCCAATCGTCCTGTGCGCCACGGCACTCGCATCTGTAGTGAATATGCCCCAGATTGTCATCGCAGATGGGTCATTGCTGGTTTTGGACGTATATGCCGTATCCAACGATGCCACAATGTAGTCCATCGGCGGAAAGGTCGAGTCCGGCCACAACTTCCACCAATCGCGCTTGATGATCCCACCGCCTGCAGGCTCAGGACGCTGCTGCAACTGTCCAGCCGCCATGAACGGCCCCAATGCGCGCTCCAGCCGGGTTACTTCCTCATCGCCAAAACGATCAGGCCACAGCAAGTCACCCTCTTTCTCGCGTGGATCTTCCCAGCCAATACTGTTCTTGAACGCCCGATCAGCTTCATACCGCATTGGCAAACACAAGTGCGTCCAGCCAGCTGACTCTTTTTCCAGAATGTGCCCAGTCAAGTCATTCTCAGCCAATCTCTGCTGAATGACAATCATCGCCCCGGTCTTCTGATCGTTAAGACGGGTGGACATCGTGCCGTCCCACCACTCAATAGTCGATTCAATAGTTGCTTCAGAAAACGCTTCAGAGGCTGAGTTGGGGTCATCTACAATTATGCAGTTATGGGCAAGTACGCCATTAGCAAAGAAGTTGTGGCATTCTTCAACTTGAATGTCATAGACTTTGTTCTTTGGACCGCTATATCGCTCAATTGAGCAGATGACATCATTTTGCCATGATGATGCAGGCGATGACACGATTCGCACAGCATTATCAAATTTTCCGGCACGTTGTTCCTGCTGTTCTCGTCTATGTGATGCGCGTGCAAAATTGATTTCTTTCGATTTCCGCGCTGCACCTTCTCGTCCACCAAACCACACGCCTGACAAGCGAACTCGTCCCGCTCCAAAACAATCACTCGCATATCCCGGAACTGGTTGGAATACCGGCCTAGTTTGGAAAAATTGGAATTGTGCGCACCCTTCATGCGATCCGAATGATCCGCATCCGCACAAGACGGACTGCAATAGATTGTCCAACCAGCAAATTGCGCTTTGCAACGCGGGCATTCTTTTTTCTTGCGCTTGTCCCAACGTAATTTTTGATGGCACTCGTCCGAGCACACTTCGGAGTGCCTGTGCTTGCGCAGTTTTCCGCAAATTACACACGCTTTTGTGTTTTTTGTGGAATGGTGTTGTGAGCAACATTTTTTTGAGCAGTATGCGTCCCGGCTTCCTTGTTTTAAGGCTTTGCGTGCCTCGTAAAGATGCTTTTGCGTTTCTACCCCGCAGTTGTCGCATAGAAGGTTGACGATCATTTTCCGACCGTCTTTGAACAATAATCCCGTCTCCAATCCCCAATTCACAAGCTGGGACATATCCTGTCCCCTGCACGAAAATTGGATGGTCCCCAGTACACTCGACGGAAATTCCTGAAACCGTGCGTATTTCATAAAGGGTATCCGATTCAAGAAGGCGGGTTGCCAACACCCGTTTTTCTACCACCTTACCCCGTGAATGGTCAAACGATAATACTGTATCCCCTACAGAAACCTTGGAAATTGGTACGTCTCCAAACGGCGTGGACACGTTAATCCATCCGGGAAAACATGATCCGCCTTCACCAGTCACTGCCGCACCAACTGAAGTAATCAGTCGTTCGCCACCTTGGTCATTACTAAAGCGTGACTTAGTATTCTGATCCGAATTGATCTTGAATCTTTCTCCCCACAACTTCTGGTACCATGGAGACTCAATCAATCGACGGCATTTCACAGAGTCGCGCAACACCAACTGATTGGCATACGATGCGCAAAGAAACTGCACGCCCGGACCAGACGTCGGTGAGCGATGCTCTTGTGCCCATGTCCATGCGGGAAACGCCACAGATGTAATGGTTGAATTGTGCGTAGGGATGAGATTGCGGCCAATCAAATAAAGCCCATCTGGCGAATCTACTTGGATGCAATGGCCAAAAAGCCCTTGCGGTTCAAGCGTCACGGACTTGAGGCCAATTGCTCGCTTAGGGGCAAATCGTTTAATTTGCTTGCGTGGAAGGGCAGTAGGAATAGCCATTGTAGGCTGGAATGCTACTGTCCAGCATTCCTTTTTCCCTTGAATGCCTGACGTGCTCATCCGGGGCTGTGTGCTAGATACAACGGCGCGCCACCCAAAGCTACGCACAAGCTCCGCAACGCCATCAATAATTTTCTTATTCGCATTGGAAAAATGGCACCTGTTATTCTTATCGACGCAGCCATCAGTGTCAATCAAGCCAGCCAAAAGTTCAAGGCGTTGGCTTATGGTCCCCAAAAGATAGAGGTTTGGAATATGCTTGTCATTAAGCACGCCTGCCTCGCGCAAGCCGTTTTTGAGATTACTAGAAGCAAAGGACGTTGTGATTGCTCCAGTCCTTTTGTGTTCCCACGAGACACTGATGGAATACCCCAACGACACAATTTTGCTGATGCACTCAGTATCTCGCGGGCTGTGGGTAATGCACGCCTTCCCCGACGATCCATCCCCTAGCCACGCGCCCAAGACGTAAGGATGGACAGGCAATTCAGCGCCCTTGTCAGGCATCTGCAAAGGCTCAACTAGCGGAAGTTGGTGCAACGCCCTACCCCCACTAGATGCAGCTTTGGGTTTCCCCTTTGTTTGCCCCCACCGGCCACGGCGGGGCTCCAAAAACTGCCGAGTCTCTACTGTTTCCCACAACCGGCTCATGCGATTGAACAGTGTCCATTCGTGATTTTCGTGGCAGTAGAACACACTGCCATCAAAAAACTCAACGCGGACATTGGAAGGTGTCTTATCTGATACGGCAAGCACTTTGACTGGCTTACCAGATGGGTGAAACACAAAATCACCTCGGGCCAAATCCCCGTGCGTTTTCCATCCTTCTGTAGTAAAAACTTCAGTGTTATCAGCTACTTGCTTGCCCATTCTGGGAGGAATGTTGATGATCAGCCGCCGTGTCTCTCCATCCACCACTGCCTGCAGATGTTCAGCCACTGCCTCAATTGGCCAACCATCTTTCCACGGGCTGGCGTCAATGTATTTCCAAGCATTCACCAAGAAATAGTATAGGCTTTCTTCGCAGTCAGCACGATCAAGCGCTTCCAACTGCTTAATAGGATTAAGTAGTGATGGATCAAATTCTGTGTCCATTAGTCTGGATCTACTTCTTTATACTCAGCTTCAATGGGTTCTGATTGCTGAGTTAGCTTTAGTGCGCTGTTCATGATTTCGCGCAGGGCGTCACGTTGTTCCACGGTGAGCATTTTGGGATCCACGGTCTGTGTGCGCTGGTCGATCTGCAGCGGTCTGCCGTCGGGACCGGACAGTTCAACTTTTTTGGCAGGGCGGTACAGTTCTCCGCCAAGATTGCTCAGAAGGTAGATACCGGCCTGCACTGTGCCTTTGTGCTTTGGGTCACGGGCAATGTTGTACAGATTGGTCTGGATGTCATTCATCATGACATGACGTGCGGCGAACAGTTCTTCCTCGTAATGGGCAACGAGCGTTTTTTCATTGATGCCCATGATGCGTGCAATGGCTGTGATAGGCAGCCCCAGACCATGTGCGTAGACCACGCCACGGCGTGTCTTTTCGGTGGGTACATGCTCATGGGGATTACGGCGTTTGCGGTCTGCCAGTAGCGCACGGAATGGTGACGTCGTGAACTCGGCTTCCGATACATCACCATCGGGCATGGGCAACTGCATTGACTCGGTAGTCACCAGATAACGGTCGTCGTTTTCTGGATCTACGGGGTTATGTGCAGCGCGTTTAAATGGTGATGTGGGCTTTTTGGCCATGAGTTTTTCCAATTGGTATTTTGGAATTGTTACCCCC